GAACTTCCATCACGCGATCATGGTTCGAACATCGGCGCTGGAAAGTATATCCGACCAAAGGAATGAGTCCGCAACTATTGTTATGTGATGTATTCGACTTGGAGATGATTTTAACATTGCATAGGAAAGGTTCCTTGTAACCAAATTGGGTAAGATCAATTCCAATATCACCAAACGCGCGATTGTTCTCTTCTTTTTCTCCATTTTTTTCGCATTCATCCGATTGTTCTTCATCCGCGGTTTCTTTTGATCGTTTTTTAGTAGATTTCTTGGATTTTTTCACTTTTTTCACTTCTTTCACTCTTTCTTCTTTTTTTACATAAAATTCTTTGATATCTGGATGCGCCAAGATAAATTGTGTAACTTTGTCCTCGTTATTCAACGAATTAATCCGTCCATCAGTGGAACCCTTGGTGAAATCGAACCAGGGCGACATTTCGGATAATACTCGTTCAGTCTTTCGTAAAACATCACGCACATGGGCAATTGCTAGAGCACGGTTCATGATTCTTCTTATGAGGGTTTTGATTATTGGGTTGTTGGGTTGTTGTTTATTACAAATGAATATTTTGGATCAATTTTATCGGATTCGGATACATCCAAGACAAAAATACTCCAATAAATCCCCCATATCCAAATCCGTATTATGAATACATTCTTTTACAAAATTTAAGAATTCCGGTGTAACATTTCCTGGATAATTCCGAATGACATAATTCAAATAACTATGAATAATATGTTTTTTATCAATATTGTATTGTATGCTTGTTTTATGTATAAACAAAATATGGTCGCCGATTTTCGTATTCTTGGACAAAAATCCGGCACGCATCTTTTCGAACAATTCCGCGTTCAAAATATTCCGATTCCATTCTTCCAATTGGTAATTTTGGTTCAATTGTAGGAAATTTATCATACTTCGAATATCTGACTGATACATTGTTTGGATCGTATCAATCGCCGTATCCGAAATTTGAATACCCTCATTTTCCGCAATTTTGCGTATAAATTCATAAATATCCCCCTTGGGTAATTGGTTAAACCGCACACAAATGAATTCGTTTTGCAGAGAATCGTCGATTTTACTGATATAATTACATATTAAAATAAATCGGACATTGGAATTGATGGTATTGATCGTTGTCTGTAAGAGATATTTCAGTGCATGTTGCGCATTCTTGGTCATATAATCGACCTCGTCCAAGATAACGAATTTCAGGCCCGTTTCAAAGAGATTCATTGATCGGACGAATGAATAAATCTGGTTTCGAATAATATCGATTCCGCGTTCATCGGAGGCGTTCAAGTGAATAACATTACTTTTATTGGGACGCGAATATCGGGTTTGGTAATTTTGAATGAGATTAATAATAGTAGTTGTTTTACCAGTTCCCGGAGGGCCATAAAACAAGAGGTTGGGGAAATAATTTTTCTCCATGATTTTTTCAAAAAGTGTCCGATTGAATGGATCCAAGACAATATCGTCGAAATTGGTTGGGCGGTATTTTTCGACCCAGGGAATGGATTCTTCGGTTTGATCTTGTGTCATATTTGCCTAGTCTATTGCCAATTATTTGTATTGTTTTTTCATAAAAAATACAAATAGAATCTACAAAGTATTTTCTTAAGGTCTATCCGTGTTTTTGTATCCGCAAACTAAATATGTGTATGGATACAAAAACACCCACCCTCTTTGAGAGACCTTAAGGTGTTCGTCGTGTTCTATTTTTTTTCTTGGGTTCTTCTCTTTTGTTTGTTTGATTTCTTTTTCGTTTTGTGGAAACATTTTGGTCGGTGGGATTAGTATTCTCGCATTTCATCTGTATTACGGAAAGTGTTTGTAGTAAGTATTCTTGGATTTCAGGGGTTTGGATATCCAATCTCAAAGAAATTACGATTACATCATCCAATTTTGTTGTTTTCATAATGAATTCTACAGCCTCTTCCATAGAATCCCATCCCAATTCCTCCATTGTATAACCCTCCTGTAACATTTCTTCTATTGATTCTTTTGCAGTTTCCGGAGTATGTTTGTATTTATTGGAAATATATTTATGAAATTGATCGGCGTGAGAAACGGTAAAAGAATCCGGATCTAGATTTTTAGTAAGCAAAAATTCATCTAAATCTTTATTTGACGCGTGAAAATACTTGTACATTGTATAAGTTGAAATCGGATTCACCGAGTATGACATGATAGTTTTTACACTTGGTCTAACGAAACACATCAAATAAATAAAGGCGGCTCGAAGATATAAATTAAATTTCTTGCCTTCATGTTCTTGGTTTGTTTTGGATACAATTTCCATTTGATGTTTGGTTGCGTCGTAATTTCCCGAGACGCTCGATATGCATTTACCATTATAGAATAAACATAGTAAAATATCATAATTGGTTTCACTACTATATATCGCCGAATCTGGTTTGCGATATTTATATTGACCGAGTTCTAAATGATATGCCTCAGAATTGCATTTTTTATGCAAATCTTTATTAATAATTGGAAGGCCATTTCGTATCGCATTGGCTAAATGTACTTTCATCTTTTATAATATAACAGTATAGAATTTGATTGCATACAGAAAATTGATTATAACTCCAAAATATACAAAATGAGACAATAAATACCCCCAATCGACACTAATAATGTCTGGATATCTGGAACTATGGCTTGGTCCCATGTTTTCAGGAAAAACGACGCGTATTGTCCAAGCGTATAAAAAATATACGTTTATCGGGAAACGTGTTGTCGTCGTTAATTATATCGACGATAAACGCTACCATGAAACCATGTTATCTACTCATGATTGTAGAATGATTCCGTGTATTCAGGTAAAACATTTGAGTGATATTGATGCCAAGGTTTTACAGGAATCCGATGTGATTTTAATCAACGAGGGCCAATTTTTCGAAGATTTATACGAAACAGTTTTGCCATTGGTCGATGATCTGGGTAAAACGGTTTATATTTGTGCGCTCGATGGCGATTTTCAACGACAAAAATTTGGACGGGTCTTGGACCTGGTTCCTCATTCGGATCGTGTGACAAAATTACGCGCACTGTGTTCGAAATGCCGCAATGGAACCGAGGCCATTTTCTCACACCGAATCACAACAGAGGCTGAACAAGTGGTCATTGGATCGGATAATTATATACCTTTATGTCGAGGATGTTATCGTTTGGCGAATTTTGTTCAAATATGATGAGGGATCGAGGAAAACCATATTGTAAAACCATATAAAATATTGCGCCTATTTTTTTCATAAAATGGCAGCTGGAAATTTTAATGATGAAACTACAAAAAAACGGGGGCGTAGAAAGAGAGTGTGTCTTGATAAAGGGGATGTTTTAGTTACGGCTCCAACAGAAAACAATGTCCATGTTTCAATCGAGGAAATTACATTAATAACTGCATCACAACCGCCACCCACTTCCACTTCGCAATCGCAACCGCAACCCACTTCCACTTCGCAATCGCAATCGCAATCGCAACCCACTTCCACATCCACTTCGCAATCGCAATCGCAACCCACTTCGCAACCCACTTCGCAAAAACGTGGTCGAAAACCCAAGGGTGGCAAAATAACGTTTAACGAAAATCCGCAAAATAATTTGACCCCTGTTGTTGCTAATATTATTCTCCATTTAAAATGTTCCATCAAGGATGTCGAAGATTATAATACTCAACTCAATAAAATAGTTACCGATCCATTAAATTACAATTCCGAAATTCCACCCGAGATTATGACATACGATTCTTTAACAAAACAGCAATACTCTAGCTATCAACAGAATGAACAGACAACAGATTTCGCCTACCAAGATAATCTGAAAACGAATCAACCCACCAAATCCGAAACCGTTTGTAGTATTTGTAAAACGGTTGCACAAATGGAAACCGACGATGGTTTAGCAGATATTCAAGTAAAAGATGTCAATCAAAAACTCAAAAAACTCAAAATCCAATTATATAAAAACGCCATGCCAGAGAAAAAGTCGGCGTGTTTTTGGTGCACGTATGAATACGATAATCAACCCTGTTATATTCCGAAATACGAAAATGACGGATCGATTTGTGGATATGGATCCTTTTGTCGCCCCGAATGTGCCGTCGGTTTTCTAATGAAGGAAAATATTGACGATTCCACCAAATTCGAGCGATATCATTTATTGAATCAATTGTATGGTAAAATCTACGATTATAAGAATAATATTAAACCCGCACCCAATCCGCATTTTTTGTTGGATAAGTTTTATGGAAATTTATCGATCCAAGAATACCGGAAATTGTTAAGTACAAAACATATGTTATTGGTAATCGATAAACCTTTGACACGAATTTTGCCGGAATTGCACGAAGATACAGACGATTTTATTATGGGGGTTTATGGTGGAACAAAGGGGGGTGGAACCCAAGCAGGGGGAGTTTATAAAGTAAAAAGACAGAGCGAAAAACAGCCAGGGCCGAGTAAAAATAGTATTATGAAAGGTAACTTTGGATTGGCATAGGTTTTGTTTCCAGAAATAATTTTGGACACAAAATAATAAAATTGAATCGGGTTAAAGATTTGGTTTGAATGATACCAAATAACAACCCACACAATAAAATAATGTCAAACGAAAGAATGTTCCGTGAAACGTATGAATATATGTTGGATGCGCCCATTTATCGGGATTTGAATTTGCGTATCCAAGAATTAGAGGCGGAAAACAAAACTTTGCGTCGGATTCTTTTGCATTTAGGGAATCAATTGCCAGATCTTCCTATATCTTCGCACGCGGCATCGTCACAATTAGAAAAAAAAGATGTATTTATCAAGGTTGAAAAGAAACCATCTGCTATGCAAATTGTATCTCCGGTATTAGAAGTTGTCGATTTAACGGAATCTGATGACGAAGCTAAACAAAACATTGTATATGAAATTATTGATGACGCACTTTCCGAAGAAATCGACGAAGTCGAAGTTTTAGAGGGTGAAGTCGAAGTTGTAGAGGGTGAAGAAGATGAGGAAGAAGTCGAAGTTGTAGAAGGTGAAGAGGAAGAGGAAGTAGTAGAAGTAGAAGAAGAAGAGGAAGTAGTAGAAGTAGAAGAAGAGGAGGAGGAAGAAACAGTAGAAGTAGCAGAAGAAGAAGAAGAAGAGGAAGTAGTAGAAGTTGTAGAGGGTGAAGAAGAAGAGGCGGAGGAGGAGGAAGTAGCAGAAGAAGAAGAGGAGGAGGAAGTAGTAGAAGTAGAGGGTGTAGAGGAAGAAGAAGAGGAGGAAGAAACAGTCGAAGTGGAAGAAGAGGAGGAGGTTGAGTATTTTGAAGTCTCTATCAAGGGTAAAAGATATTATACATCCGATCTTCAAAATGGCGAAATTTATTCCATGATCGCCGATGACGAAATTGGCGATTTAGTAGGCAGATTTGTAAAGGGTGTTTCGAAATTCAATATGTAGAAAATCGAGATTTTATGTTGGAAAACGATATAATGATAATATGAATAATTAGGCAAATGGAAAATATAACAATGGAAACAGTAGAAAAAGACACTTTTTTTATGGATCGTGCATGTGATTTGTCAAAAAAGAGCGTCCAAAAAGGTTGCGGACCCTTTGGATGTGTTATTACTGATTCTGACTATAACATAATCGCCGAGGGTCACAATCAAGTTACTGAACTCAATGATCCAACCGCTCATGCTGAAATTGTTACGATTCGCGCAGCTTGTAAAAAATTAGGTACTCACGATTTATCAAATTATCGCTTATATAGTAGTTGCGAACCCTGTCCAATGTGTCTTTCTGCCATTTATTGGGCAAGAATCACCGATGTCCATTATAGTAATACCCGTACGGATGCCAAAAATATCGGATTCGACGATGAATTTATTTATGACGAAATTGCAAAAGACCTTGATGATCGAAAAGTAAAACTCAAACATGTAGATTCATCCAATTCTCTCGAGAGTTTCGAAATATGGTCGAACATGAAGGAAAAAATTTTGTATTAGGTTGTAAAATTGATTTGCCTTTTTTAAATGTCTTTTAAACCAACAACCACTAACCAACAACCAACAACCTTTGATTCATTCATCGACACTAATCAAAAACATGACATCAACGTCCGAGGATAATGTCGCATTCTTGATGGAACATCGCGATTCGTTTATTCACGAATCTGAACAACTTTTGTATCAACGAGTTCTTGAACTTTGTATCGCGCAAACCTTTGCAAAAATTAGGGTCGAATCGAACGCGATCGACCGATCCCAAGATACAGAGGAAAACAAAAAATCTAAGAAAAATCGCCTCATGGGAATGGCACAATGGGGGTTGAAAATGCAAAAGGATTTAGATAATATGAAAACCGGCAAGACTTTTGACGAGACAAATGAAACCACCCGACTCATCGTAGGTAAGGAAGTCGATAAACTTTTGAAATCATATACATTTCCAGAGATGCTGCATACGATCACTTCGCAATTGGCTGCCGCAAAAGATATTATCAATAAAAATGATCATTAATCTCTATTCGTGCATAAATATATTTATGCACGAGTCTGTTTGGATATAGGTCTCTCTCAAAGATGGTGGGCGTTTTATATCTCTATCCTTCTGGTGCCTTCGTTGCGGATACAAAAACTGAGATAGACCTTAATAATAGTAATCGGACATCGATTCTACATGAGTTTCTATAAAAAAATAACACAATAATATATATATATTTTACACAAATCTATAAAAAGATAAAAAGGATGGAAAATATAAATTCTCTTTTTTATGGTGGAGATATACATGAAAATGGTGCATTACGACATATATTAAGTATCGGATATGAACTGGAAACGTCGGGTATTACAAAACTGACAAAAACTAACATTCTTGAAATCGACCGACCCAAACAAAAAGGTGTAAAACGAACCGTTTTATTTAACACCGATAGTTCGACCAAAACCATTAATCTGTTCAAGTCCCCCGATTTTGAACCGGATGAGGATGATCAAGAAATGATAAATCGTTTAGAGGAGACATTCGAAGATCCCAAAGTTTTACAGACTACCCGAGCCGGAGATAAAACCCATTTTTATATCACAAACGATTTAGGAGATACCTCTTTAGGAACAGTTCTTGCATTAGAATGCACAAAAAATGAGGATAAATTTCAGAAAAATCAATTGTATCGGTTTCGCAGTGAAGACAAAAAACATGAATTTCCAATACAATTTGTTTATCATACAGAATCCGAATGTGGATCCTTTTCCAATGTCGAATGGCATTTTACTTTTTTACAACCGGAACAAAGTAACAATATAATTTTGATCACTTTGATGAAATTGGCAGAAATATTGATCCGACATTTAAAAGGTATGAAAAAAATCCAAGGAAATTTATTATTAAAAACGGGTGATGATACGGAAAAAATTGTAGGTAAGCCGAACAAACGCTCCCTTTTTCATAAACGCGGAACCAATGTTTATTATATGCAAACTCACTATTTTGAAAATATATCTAGTAAAAATAACGTAGATTACGATCGAGAACGTGAAATCACATTGGAAGATGTATGTTCTACACCACAAATGACATTCTCATGTAAAATACAACATGCATTTCCCATTATGAAGGCACTCGTGAGTGATACATTGAATTCAATACCTCAATCACATAATGCCCTAGCTATTCGAGAAAATATCGTCGTTGAAGTCGAAAAATGTGTCGTCAAATTAGTGACCGCATTTTTACGGAAACATGGTATCACTAAAAGTGATGAGAATAAAACACATATAAAGGCCTTGGCAAATTATGCCGGACTCATTTTTTACAAACTGTATATTTATTACAATAATTATTTGACCACAAACAAGGCCGATCGCAAATATTTCAAAAATTCACTCAGTTTTAATTCGCGACATTCAAATTATGAATTATATATGCATCTTAAAACTACGATCGCAGCGATATTTTCGTTGGACCCCAATGATAAAGATAGCGCCAAAAAGGTATCAGAACTGATTGCCGATTTATTTGTCCAAGATGAGATTTTAAAAGAATTTATTGTTCCGGATGCGATTCGAAAGGGTGTGTTTAGCACGAGAAATACACTCGATATTAAAAATAAAAATTACGGAGATCCCGCCTATTCGTTGGTTTCTTATTTCGATTTTTTTGAACAACCTGTCACTACCGATGATAATCTTGATATCGACGATAATATAGTAACATATGATTGGATGGAATATAAGAAACTCGATGGTCTATCCGCCAGATTGCCGTTGAAAGACGACGTCGTTTTGATTGAATGCCGTTTTTTCAATCGTTTATTGTCAGTGTATATGTACAGTATCGACGATCCAGAATTGAAAAAACAGATGTCGGAGGGTATTTGTAATGAATTGGATATAATTTTTAAACCCAGTCTTGGTAAATTCTCTGTGCGTAATTTGAAATTATTGTTGAAATATTTGCGAAAACAGAGGTTGGTGAAGACGCCTTCTAGAAAAACGCGATCAAAGAAAGAGACGCCGAACAAAACAATGCGCGCTCGAAATTCCAAATCAGTCGATCCGGAAAAATAAAATTGAAAATTTACTATGTTATTATGTTTTTAGTAAAACATAATAATAATACCCACCTAATATGCATTATGAATTACTTTTCAGATGATCTGATCAAACATATCACTGAAAAATATGAAAATCACGAAGAGAAAGTGGATGAATTATACGATCATGTAGAAGAATTGATCAATTATTATTCCTATCGAACTATATCATCCACGTATGTGGCCCAATTGTTGGCCCGCCGAAAAATAACAAAATTCGCGTTTTATTGCATGGACAATGCGACTTTCAATACGATGAGCTGTCCATCATGCCTCATTTATCACCGGTTTGTGAATCGCGAAACCAATACCATCGAATATTATATTCTCATGGTTTGTACAAAACCCCGATTCAAAAGTCTTGGATATGCATCCATGTTATTAAACGGATTTATCGAACGGGTTAAACGGGAAAATGCGGATACTGATCAAGATATAAAAATCATTGTGAGTTCTCTCAATACAGCAGTATCATATTATGAACATTATGGTTTTACATTAACCGGAAAAACCATGTTGGAATATCCACGATTATTATTGTTTGAAAAATATGATGAAAAAAAACCGTGTTTTATTATGGAAATGATCATACAATGACTATTATTCCATATTTGGTACTTTTCTTCGTGTAATATTATTTGGCATGTTTGGTGGCTGCACCCTTTTTGATTTTCGGTTTGGATTTGGATTACCATTTTTTACGCGTTGCGACGATTGCGGTAAAACCAATAGTTTTGCCGGAGTAAAAAATTGTGATCGGGTTGTTGATTTTGTCTGCATTTGGGATTTTAACTGTTTGTATAGATTTTTTAACCGCATATTTTTATATGGACAATTGATTTGCTTTATCGAATCCTTGGTTAAAACGCCTCTGGCTAAATTGAGCGAAACATAGATTTCGGCGACTTCATTCGATACTTCTGAAAAAATATCGATGTCTTGGTCTTTATCTTGGTCTTTGTTTTTATCTTTAGCTGCGCTTTTTTTGATAATTACCACGCCAACTTCTAGTGCTTTTTGAATGTCGCTCGGGAATGTGATATTTGATGTATAATTGGGTTGTTGTTCTTTTATAAATTGTTCTTCTACATATCTTATTAGTCCGCCAGTGCCAAATAGTGTTATTGAACTCGTATAAGTATCTGGCTCTGCAAAATTCATAAAAATGGACTCTAATAAAGGATTACCCACTGAAATTGTATGCATTATATATGGATTCAATAAACGAAAAATATCTTGGAATTGTTGGAATTCATATTCAGACGTAAGTTTTGTATAAAGTTCGCTGTCAAAATATTGATTACTACTGCTAATGTTGTTTTTATTACTAATCGCTTGTTTTAATTTGCGCAGAGTCGAATACTTGGACGGATCATTCAAATAATCTATTATTTTTTCATGTAAAATCAATATTTTTAATGAATTCATCATTTTCACATAGAAACCAATTCTAAAATCCGCGGGTATCAGTTGAAATGATGTTAGACGTCTTTTTTCATATTGATAAAATTTTCGTATGATTATGTCAAATTGAGCATTATCTAATGATGGATCATCCATTATTTCATCAATATAACTTCTAATTTTTCGAGCAAATGGGGCATATGCGCTATTTTGTGATTGTCTCGTTTTTCTATCTATATCGTTCATTTGTTGGTCTATTCTAGCTTTTAAAGCGGCAAATTGTGCTGGATTATATATATAGTCACGAAACGCGTCTCTATTTGTTTCATACGTTTTTTGTAAATTTGGGATTATTTTTTGGGTGCATTCCTCTATTTTTTTTTCTATCCATCGATTTGTTCGTACGAGTCGTTGGAATAATATTTGATATTGTGGATTGTTTAAAATATCGTTTAACCAGATCGATTTTGTAACAGTATATGTAGTCCCACCAATGACTATATAAGACATTTTATACGGATTGGAGCTTAATGCATTTTTAATAAAATCCGGAAGAATAAATACTGACTGTGTAACGGCGGAATTTTGCCGTAAAATAAATTCATCAAAACTTGTGGTTATAGATTGCGATTGGGATGACATAAATGTAGTCGGGAATAGTGTCTGTAACATAATCATAATATTATGATTCGCATTCGCATGTTTTTGTGTTTCGTCTATTGTTTCGGTATTCGGTCTCAATATTCGTTTAAATAATGCGAGATCGAAAAAACATCGGCGACGGTTTTCGATTGAAAGTTCGTTTATCTTGGACAATTCATATTTGTTCTCATCCGTAAAATATGGTTTTGCATCGGGTTTTATTTTGTCGGAATCGGTTTCGTCATCGTCGGTTATAGAATCGGATGCATCACCCTTATTTTGTTCGCCCGTATTCGTGGGCGGATGCCATAATGTTTGATAGGTTAATGGAAAAGGCCGATTACCCGGAATATTCGTATTTATATATAAGTTTAATCGTTTGATATCTGTTCCTAAATTCATTCTTATAGTAGGCTGATATAAGATCTTTTGATGTTGGTTCATCTAATATCAAATCAACATCAAAAATTATTGTATATTGTAAAATCCTTCGTAGGCTGTTCCATTGCCATACATGAGGTGTGCATTCTGTTTCTTGGCCTTTTCTAAAACTTCTTTTGCCTGTTTGATTTCTTCATGTGACAATTGATTATTTGACGGATCTTTTACGATACTGCCACTGGGTGGGGGGGTGGTAGTTGTTTGTATTGTAGATCCACTTGCATCCATAGGTGCTGCATCCAATAGCTGTATATGATAGTCGGTAAAATGAGTGGGGAGAACGCAGAATCGGCTTTCTTCATTGAATAAGAAATCGATACAAAGAATAAAAACAATGCTAAATATGAGGGCGATATAGATATCACGAGTTCCCATCCAAGTAATGGCGAAAATGAGGATTTGACGACTAAAGGTGAATTTTAAGTAGCTTTCCATGGTTTTACTCAATTTGATATTGACAAATCTGGACGCAATATTGAGTACGATAATCATCAAACCTGCGAAAAATTTGCTACTATTGAGGGCATAGATTTGTCTATGGAGATATTCGAAAAAATTTACGATGGAATGTTCAAATCTGCTGGGTTTCGATCTTTTAGATTTCGTGGATGGCATCTATGTATATTAGGGTTTGGTACCTAGTTATAATCCATGGAGAAAATTATAGAGATAAAGAGAACAAGGAAGTATATCGTCTTTTCGTGTGTTCTAATTGCGTGAGTTGCCAAAACAAACAAACCGTATTTAGAACCAGAGATGCGAATTCCGCAGTAAATATAATGAACTTGACTACTTGTTGGATAAATAATCAAACAAGACCAGACGAGTTTAGTCGGGTATCGTCTTTCACTTGTTTAGGAGAAGAAACAAGACAAAGTAAGACAATCGTTGTTAAAGCCGTAGAGAAGCGGTAAGCACAACTATTGATTTTACATTTTTGAACAAAATTGATTCGTATTTTGTGCGAACTTAATCTCTATTCGTGCATAAATATATTTATGCACGAAAAGGATATAGGCAATCCACATTTTTGTATCCATTTGGATACAAAAACACGGATAGACCTTAAATGTCCAAAGGTGTAAAATAACAAGATAAAATATTATACCAATGCAAAGGGTTGTGAAACCACCCCGGTCGATGCAAAAGGTTTCGTCGAGTTATCACTAAACCAAGTATTCCAAACGTTGTGTGTCCATTCATCAGACAATTTTGGATAAACAATATCCTGATGAACAGCCAATTTATGATCCATTAATCCGACGGGTTCTTGGTGAGAATATACGGAAACCATGACGGGATCTCTTGTCGATGCAATGAGAGGTGCGGGCATCTGTATATGCACCTGTACCTCTACCGGAGACCCTTCCATAGCTTCATATGAAGTCACTCCAGTAAAATTTTCATTAAAACCCTCAACCAAATCCATCTGGTAATAAAAAATCACAAAAATAACAAAAACGATTCCATAGAAAATGTCTAAACTAGTGTAAAATAAAATCAAACAAACCGCAATAAAACGCCCCATCGGTTCAATACTTAGTGCAAGCATTTTATCAGGATACGCAAAATACATATAAAACAAAACAATCGGTATGATTTGGGCTAAACATGTTGTTGTTTTTTCCATTCCTCTATAATTCGTCATATTTTTTATAATACAATAATCGAATCGATACCCTACTTATAATTTACTGAGGGATAAATCTTTAGCCAAGAAACTCGAAAAATTATCTGCCCATTTTTTAAGTATTGATTTATTCTATTATTTTTCCATATTTTTCATAAATGTCATTATTAGCATCGGCATCCCCATGGACAAATGATGATTCGAATTCAAATAATAATAATCAAAAGAAACGTATTCCGACATTACGAAAACCCGGGCAAAAACCGCAACAAGAACCAAATCAACAGCCGATTCAACCTTCAAATCAGTACCAGTCGATAAATCAAAGCGATGAATTGATACTAAATGTAGAAGAACAACAAAATGCCCAATCGGAACGCAATGAACGTGTCAATCAATTAATCAACCAATTATCTCTACAAAACGACGGAAATAAATTGGCTGATTTTCAACCTTTAACACACCCCGCCATTCAAAAACGCACGGATAGTAGAGATAGCCATTCAGTCGCAGATGAAATACAGCAAAACTTGTCACTTATTCAGACACAAATGCATCACCAAATGCCTCAGTCGGCAACGAAGCCGGGTCCAGGATCCTCCCATTTTTCAGCCGCCACTCAGGATTTAGGCATTTTACAAACGCATACCAATCCCTATAGTAATTATCGTAATGTGTATGACGCAGCTAGTAACGGTACCATGCATAACTTGATGACAACCACTGCATTATCGAGTGGAAATATGGGCCATCCCAATAACCGTTTATACGACGATAAACTCATGGAGAAAATCAATTACATGATTCATATGCTCGAACAACAGCATAATGAGAAGACGAGCAATATAACAGAAGAATTTGTGCTCTACACTTTTCTAGGTGTTTTTATTATATTTATAGTCGATTCCTTTGCTAGAGCTGGAAAATATGTTAGATAATTACATTATCAAAAAACATTCATTCCGATCCAATGGCATTTTTGGAACCACCATATTATAAATATAATAAGCCGCAGTTGTAACTGCCAATGGAGTGTATTTTTGTCTCCATTTTTCCAATATGATCGCATTGTGTCCTAAATCGGTAAAACGGGCATATTGGAACGATGTCCCCTTTTGTCCGCCAGATCCGAGGATTTGATACAAAGTTTCCAAAAATCCCGCGAAAAATACGTCGTTTGTGCATTCCACATTTAGGGACCATGCGAATTCTATTGTCCCGCGACCTCCGGGCTCACCCTCATCATACGATGCGATGTCATAAATTGTCTTGGTATCGCGCAAAACATAGATTCCAAGAATTTCATCCCGGCGTTTGATTGCGTAAATATACAAAAGGGATTGTTTAACACATTCTGCTAAATTGGCTATTTCGGGGAATATCTGGATGGATCCATATCCAGATCCAGGTCCAGATCCGGATCTCATGAGTTCCACCATTTCGCGTGGATTAAGTTTTGTAACAACTATATGTGGCGGCATTTTGGGGGATCGAATCGCATATAATTGAAAAACAGATACCACGTATTCGACCAGTGGGACAACACCCTCGCAAAGGGACCCCTCTTTATGGAAAATCGATACTGTTGCGGTTCTTTGTCCAAGATCTTGGTTATATTGATGTGTTTGAATCAAATTCCTCGTTACATTGGATTTCAAAAAACGGTTTTTCTGGTCTCGCCCAAATTGATCGCGATGGACACAAATATGGTCCCAAAAAAACACGGGTTCATCGATCTTTGATCCTAAATAATACATTTGAACCGATTTTGATGTCATGCATCCAAGAATTGAACCATCGAGTGAATCTCTGTAAATACTAATATAGGAAGAACATGCTACCACCCTAGTATTCAAATCGGTCTTGGACAAAGTATAAAGTATATCGGGCTGTCGATTATAATGACACTGAAGTAAATCCACCACGGAGTCCAAGATTTCATCCGATCCAGATACCTCACCAAAAGGCACCGTCAATATATTCGCCCCATTCAAATATTTTGATCCTAACCCTGAATCGCGGACAAATTTTTGCCGGATTTTTTGCGGCGATGTCATCCAAAAATTCACCGCAAGATACCGAAACCAATCATATGTGTGATAAATCGGCTGAATCGACCAAAAAGGGTATTTGAACCGGAAATAACTGATTATGATAACCATCGCAAACAACACAATCAAATAAAAATAATAATAGACGAAAAATGCAACCCCAATGGCCCCGTCCAAAATAAATGTTTTACACGATTCCACAGCCATTTGGACGAAGTCTTTGGACCACCACCAAAACTGATTCCAAGATGATATCATATTGCGCAGGCAACCATATGATATCATATACAAAAATATTACCATTTATACCCGATCAAATCATGCGCTCTCTGAAAAACATACAAATATTGATGAGGATCCCTTTGCATTTTGGCTAAACCTTTTTGTACAAAACCTCGCGCACCCAAAGCGGCGATAATTTGATCCGTGGGATCCAAATACAGCGTTTTTTCTTGTTGTCGAACATTTTGGGTCAATTCATCCGTGAATGTCTCTCTCAATAATGCCGACGACGTGGCCGGTGTAAATGTATAAGACCCTTCATATTGATAATCGATGAAATCGATGATTGTATCGGTGATCCGTTTCTTGGAATACTTCTGGGGATTGTCCAAGATGGCCGGTTTTCCACCTGGAATAATTGTATCGAATTTAGTGGGATCTACAATGTGTAAAACCAAATACCCACCCGGATGTAGCCATTGATGCGCATTCTGGAAAAACGCCATTTTATCCGCAGGTCGCATTTCATAGAGTGTAAATCCCAAACACAAAACGTGGGAGAACGATCCAGCCTCATAGGTTAGAGGGACATTGGCATCGCCACATTTGAATTGACAATCGGGATAATGGTCCGATGCATGTTTAATCATGGCCTCCGATCGATCGATTCCGAATGCTAAATATCCTTTTTGCTGTAAATGACCCACGGTATGTCCTGTTCCACTACCGACGTCCAAGAATACACTCCCCTTCCCAGCCTGGGTGATTTCGACGATTTGATCTACTTGGTCAGCGACATCAACATTAGGAAGAAAAAGCCGGTCATAGATTTCGATGTAAAAATCGTCGTATATTTGACCATCTTTTTTATAAATATACCGACTATCTTGGACAAAGCCTTCGTAATAGGAGGACAGGTTTTGCTTTTTGAACCATAGTATGATGATCAAGATAATACCTAAAACAATCAATGTATTTAACCAATCTGAAAACAATGTCATTTCACTATTATATGGCGGTAAAAAATTATTGGCCACGTAATTGTGTGCGCGTATTATTGTGGAAAGTGTCACTGCCAATTTTTGGATGAGCCGTCAAATTGGGGTGACAATATTGGTTGGGCTGATATTCGTCAAATAATAACGGGTAGGGTTGGGCTTCGGGAGCAGAAGG